TCGATGACCACTTTGCCCTCTGCTTGAGCCAGCTTAGTGATGTCCTCGGTTTCGAAGACCCGTAGCTCACGCTGCTCACGAGCAGTTCTCTTCATCTTCTTGCGGAACTCGATGTCATTGATGGCCTTGTGGCCTTCCTTGATCTGAGCATCAATTTCTTCATCGGTAAGCCTGTCCATTGAATCAAGCTCCTCTTCCTCAAAGCCTGCGGTCTTAAGTACCAATCGGGCAGCCATTGGCATACCAGGTCGTCGTTCATTACTGATCTGAGGTACTGTACCAGCAGGGCCGGGATTGAGCGGCTGTGTAATCGGTGGGCCTCCACCAGGAGTTGGCCCGAGATCGCCAGGAGGGGGTGGCATAACGATGCCGCCGCCGCCAGGAGCCGGTGCTCCAACATCGATTGGCGGGCCTCCCCCCATACCACCAGGAGGTGGTGGGCCTCCCATGCCTCCCGGAGGTGGGCCTCCCATGCCGCCAGCCGTAGGATCCTGTGCTCCACCACCCTCGATCTCAGCCTTAAGATCAGGAGGAATTGATAGGCCCTGAGCACGAAGGATCTTGTAGGTCTGAAGCTTGGCCATCTGCTGTGCCACAGTCTTCTGAATCATCTCTTCCTGCATCTCATCCAATGAGTCTTTGAACTCAAAGGAGATGCCGACCATCATCCTTTCATCGGAGATGGGAACGCCTGCGGCACGGAGTGACTGGAGGAATTGGCGCTCAGTAGCCTCATCACGGAGATCCAATACTTCCATCTCCACCTCAGGAACCATCAACTTATGCTTCTCGACAATGTGCGGATTACCCTCCTCGTCCCACTCCACCACCTCCTCCATGATGGGGACACGGGTCTGGCCACGCTTCTCATAATCAAAGTGACCCTGAGCCTCGGCCACGATCTCCATTCGACTGATCATGTGACGCTTGAGATAGTCTTGGTAAGTTCTCAAGATCTGATTCATGAATTCGGCGTTGAGGGCCGAAGTGGCATATGGCGTTGCCCCAGATCCGGTCTTCAGAATGCCCTGAAGGCCAAAGATCTGCATCAACCAGGTGTCGATACGGTCGAAATCGTTCCAAAGATCGGGCACCTGCTCTCTGCCAAAGACGTTCTCAATCTCAAGTGCATAATGATACACCATAAGACGGAAGTCTGATGAGAGAGCAAGATCCATGTCATCACGAAATGCCTCTAGCTGATCCGGGCCGGGGATCCAAGGCCCCTCATTGTCACCAACATTGTTGATACCCAACTTGGCTAGAATCAGCGGAGAGTAAAGACGTTCCGCAATAGCATCCTGCGAGGCGAGCAGCTTCTCCTGATGGAGGAGCACTCGTAGACCACGGAGTAAGATGGGAGTGCCGTGGTCGTCCCAGTCAGTGACCTTGAAGGCCACCTGCTTGAGTAGCGTCTCCGATACAGGGAATGGTTCTCCCCTCTTCAGGTAAGGGATAAGCTCAGGGAAGTTGATTTCCAACTGCTTGTACTGATCAGGCGGCTGCTTTGATGTAGCCAATCGCTTCATGTACTCTGGCGGAACAACCTTGATCTGTCGTGTTCCAAGCAGAGGAAAGTTCTCGATAACGATATCCTCAGGGTTCAACAACTCTTCGCGCTCCCACACGCCAAGGCTCTCATTGAAAGAACCAAGGGGGAAGGCTTCACCAACTGTCCACACTTCTCGACCAAGATTAACCAGGAAGTCTTCGTAGTTGAGGTTGTTAAGGAAGAGGTCTTCGTAGAATTCTGTAATCTTTTTATCTGGAGAGTAAAGATGTAGGCCGATCAGCGGGAATCGGGTGAAGATATCCACCAAAATAGGGATCAGCCAATGGGTAGCGTAATAGAGCCTCAGCCACTTGTGTAGCTTGTGTCGGTGTCCCTCGTCGGCCATGTTCCACGGCAGGCCCGATAGATCCCAGTACTCCAACGGGTCGTAGAAGCGGGGAATAGCAATAGCCACATCCTGGCTTGAAGAGGTTCTGCGCATAGATGAAATGCGACGAGACTTGCCCATCGCACTCATCAGTGCTGCATTGTTCTTCTGGATGCCCGAAACCTGGGGATCTACAGAGGCGCGATTAGCAGACCAGCGGTCTAGAACATCGACTGCCGATACATCACTCTGAAGACTGCCCGTCTTCTGCACCATCTGGCGCGTCTGACGTGCTGACTCCATCGCTCTGGCCGGGTTCCTGGGTAGAATCACTCCCTGCTTCCGCAGATGTTCTACTTCCCTCTGGAGGTTCCGGGTTGAATCTTTCGGTGACTGGGATTCCATCTCTCTCTAGTCTATCTTCGACTATCCTATATAGTTCTTCACGGGCGATATGTTCATGATCAGCCATCCAGTGGTGGCTCGGACATAATGAGATGACATTGCCGACCTTATATCGACCACCATCTCGACCCGGCCAGATCCTGTGTCTTTGGATCTTGTGGGGCCATTCGCAATCTTCTATTTCGCAGTAGGCGGGTGATAATGAATCCCGCTTGCGACGAGACTCAGCACCCAACTATCTACTACCTAACCCTCTACTACCGTCCAGTTGCGCATTTTGCTCGTCACAGGATCTGCCTGACTCTCAGTACCCGTCCAGGTCTTTGTCCCGTCTGTATCTGGGGGCGATGCCGCCTCATTAATGTCAGCATCGTCATGGACTGGGCTGGACTTATCCCTCAAAAAATCGGGATCATCATAGTCAGCGCCTTCTGTAATGTCTTGCTTTTCGAGCTTGTTTCGCACGGACTCAACATCGATGGGGTCTAGATCCCAACCAGTGTGGTCACCAGACTTGCCCTTATCAATCTCGGGAGAACCCTTGTCACTCCAGGGTTCATCACCAGTTGTAGAACCAAGATCAAGCGTCTCACTCTGATAGTGATCTCCGGTCTCAACATCGGCAAGGTGGTAGTTGGCTAGCTTAGCCACCTTCTCGTCCTCTTCTTCGCCGTCACAATCGCAATCCTCGGCACAGTCACAAGCCTTCTTCTTAACCGAAGACTCCTTCTCGTCCGAATCATCATCCGAGTCATCGTCATCCTTCTTGCCAAAGCCCTTGCCTTTGTTCTCACAGAAGCCACAGCCACAATCAGAGGCATGACCTCCACCAAGTACGGCGGTGGATGCCAGGTAGACACGATCCGCGTCTCCACCGTACTCATCCACGGCATCAACAACCAAATCCCGCAAGTTGCTCTCAATAAGACCAAGGCGTGCCTCAAGATCTTCCTGGCTTGTGGCCTGGGATACGAACTTGGCAAATCGCGCCTTAGCGCGTGTCTGGGCGGCGACGATAGCACGGTTGCCCTCTAGGCGCTCCTGTGCCTCAGCGTCGGCGCTAGCTAGTACTTCAAATACGCTCATAGATAGATTCCCTCCGCAGGGCCTTCATTGTCATTATATGGCTCAAGAGCGTCTTCGGTCGGCCCAGCCCAACCACAATAAACACAGTGAGAAAATCCAGGTCGCGTATCATCATCTACAACTGTATCTGGTGATGCGCAACCAGGACAAGTGGCGTCCTCTCTTGTTTTAAAACGCTCGCCTTTCCAATAAGGTGAAGATAGCCTGTTCTCTTCGGCCAACCTCATGAACTCCTGGACATCTCCATTGTTCTCCGAGGCGTAGCGCATAGCTGCATAAGCAACACCCTCAGGATCAGAGATCGTCTCTTCAGGTAGTTCGGAGACAAAGATGGCTGCCTTCTCCGCGATCTTCTTCTGAAAGTCAGGGTTAAGGACATTAGTCTTCTCAATCCCTGGTAGAGATAGTCCATGGAGGCGATAGGTCTGCTGGCCGCTCAGGTAGGCCACGTCAGACTCTGAAATTGTCGCCCCCAAGGACTCCTTGAGAGCCAGTATCTCATTCTGTGCGTCCATGTCCATCTTATGCAACTTCACTTGATCGGAGAACCCGACCTTACTGATGGTGGAGCCAACCGCTCGGCGCACTAGATCGAGATTGTCAATACGCGCCTGAATATGAGGGCGGCTTGGCTCAACCTTGGGTAAACTATCGATAAACTGCTGAATTTGATTGACTGGGTGGTCAGGAGTCTCAGCATCAATCTCCTCGACAGCTTCTGGCGAAACATTGATGGTGCCACCATCGTCAAGAGCGATCTTGACTGTGCCCTGGCCCCACATGTCCTCCCAGCGATCAAGCTCAACACCAGTCATGCTGGTGTTAGCAATTCGTACATGCTTGGCCTGAAATGGCATCTCTCGATTGGGAACGAAATTCTGAGAGTTGGTGTCACCTAACCACTCATCGACACCAAACTCATACCCGCAATCTAAACAACGTGCCCTTTCGGACGCATTCTCGAACCTAGGATCAAAATCCAAACTTTCGAAGGCAGCATCTTGGACATACTCGTCAACACAGTTTTTTGAACCGCACTTAGGACAGGTAGCACAATTGAGGTCACCTAGGTCGGCAATCTTCGTGTGAGCCTGGACAACAGGTGGCTGACGATAGACAGACTCCATCTGGCCGCTTTGTCCATCATCTGGCATAGGGGCCTCAAAAGGATCTTGTCCGATCTGATCAGTAACAGGATCTTCCATTACATCCTTTTCGGGCCGTTCTAGCGCCATTTTCAGTACTTGCTCTGGCTCAGGACATCCGTCGTGAGCCAATTTTGCCATAACAACATCGGGTTCATCTCCCCGCTCCAACATATTGATGGCATGATTAACCCAGGTTTGAAGAGCCATTTCCTGCTCTTGGCTGTTCTGAGCATTATCCTCAAAGTTGGGGCCATCCGGGTTAGGGCCATCTAGAACAGGGTTCCATCCCTCGGGGAAAGTAGTATCGCCTGGTATATCATCCCTTAAGCCAACGGCTCGTTGTTGTTGAAGCTCACCCAGGGACACGACACTCCATAGGGCCGTCTTGCGAGTAGCTGTCATCTCATTACTTACTTGTGCGCTGGGCTGTGTTTGAATGCCCTGCTGAAGACCAAACTTGGGATCCTGTCTCATCCAATCTGCGGCCTGCTGATAGATGGTGGCTGGAAGCTGACCTTTACCGATCCAAGGGTCTAATCCAAAGTTGAAAATTCCCTTGACAATATCCATCAAGTTTTTGTCAGTGGTGGGATCTCCAGAGTTAACTCCGATCCCCACTTGCTTAGCACTTTCAAGCTCATGATGAAACTGTCTTTGATGCGCATCCTGTCCATTCAGGAAGATCAGCCCCTGAGGGAAATGTTCAACCAAGGCACCAAGAGTCTGCCCATGAATACCCCAAGAATTGTTAATCGAAAACTGCTCTGAGTACATATCTATCTTTTAGTAGTCGCCTCTCTGGGTTTAGTAGCGACGACGACCGCGTTGTGCATCTCGACCAGAAAATCCTCGTGCTCTCTGTAGGTCAATCTGCTTACCGCCATAGCCGGTGAATCTCTCGCCTCCCCGAGGCTCACCAGGCCCAAGAGGACTTCGCCCACCAATTTGATATCCGCCTTCAGAACCGTACTCCACTTGAGCCTCTCTGAGATTCTTAGACATAAAGTCACCGAGGTATGATCCTAAGAATTTGATTGTAACCTCAGCGATACAATCCGCAATATCCTTGGTTTGGATCGGGCCAAGCTCCTGCTTATCGACACGCTTAGTTTGACCAGACTGCACTTCCTGCAAGAACTTCAACTCTAGAGCAGCATATTCAGAATGGTCAAAGCCAGTAGCCTTATCAACGCAGCCAGGTGGCATATGAACCAGCCCAAGATTCAAGGCGGTCTTGAAGGCTTCCCAGCGGTTCCAGTTAATAGCGGCAGTGGCCTTAACCTCTCCAATATGGACACTAGGATGATTCATCTTGCGAGCATCGTCTCTAAGCTCTTGAATTAATCCAACACTGTTGTACTGGTCAAATGTCAGTGCAGAAGGGCGAAAAATGTCTAACCAATATGCTAATTCCTCGCGCACTTTGAGGTAGTTGATAGTGTGCCCAGGAAAGTCCGCTGGGTTCCATCTTTTCACGAAATCAAAAACTACGTGACGAGCGATGCCGTCTGGGAAAATACCAGTAGGATCTGGGAACTCCTCAACGTGCGCCAAAGCGAAACCGAAGCCCGCTGTAGTACTAGAGGGGTCGCAATGAGCTTTATAGTCATGCTTGTACGTACCACCATAGCTAGCATAATGGACATCCCCATTCGGCAGAACCCCAGAAAACGCCATATCAACCATAGCAGGATCGAGATAAGCATCCAGAACCTCTGCCCACTGGGCGCGGCGCTCGACTTTGTAGGTGTCGGGATTGGCCTTCTCCTTAAGTCCCTCTTCTTCACGCTTGCCTAAACTCAGTTGATCAAGATTGGAATGTGGATTGTCTGCATCCAGAACATCTGGCCAATCTGGACTGACCATGATAGCATTCCTCCAGCGGCTCTGCGGATCCTTCCACCACTGATCAAACAGTGCCCACGATGGGAATGTCATAGAAAAGCGATTTGGGTACCAACCATCCTTGTGTTGCTCGGGTCGCATAGATAGATCGACCTGATCAAAAAATTGGCCAACTTTAGTATACGGGCTAGAGTTACAAAAGACAAGGGCATGATGTCCGAACTGTGCGAGTGAAGGTTCGGCGGCTGCATACACCTGTTGAGCAGACTGACGGGACTCACCAGGCATCATAAAAGCCATCTCATCAAAGATTAGCAAGAGACTTGCTGTACCACGAATGGTATCAGAGTTGGCTGCCATCGGGCGCACGCGAATCTTAGCGAAATCTCGGGCCACTTTGATTCCCATACTCTTCAAGGCACGAATAGTATCGGCATCCGAATCCGTCTTAATAGTAAGTACCTCTTCCAAATCCTTGCCGATATACGGAATCATTGGCTTACAGTTGGTGATAGATGCTCTCAGGTCAGCAAACTGAAGTGTCTTGGCCTGATCAAAGGAAGCAGCTACACAAATGAAATCCAGTACCTTGTCTGGATCAATATTATAATAGGAGCCAGGATCTGGCAGTTGTTGAACCCCATAAAGCTTGTAAGCACCAGCCAACCCGCTAAGATAACCCTTCGAAGATCGTCTTCCACCCACGAAATCTACTTCACTGAAATGAGCATAGCCGCGAGCGCGACAAATATCGACACGCTTACGGAAATCTGGAGATACCCGAATCTCGCCACCTCGGCCACCCCTCAACATCCAGTTCAAGAGATCTTCCTCCCAGCCATCCAGTTCCTCTAGAAAGATGGTCTTAAGTAGAACTCTCTGAAGCGGGTATAAAGTTTTGCCGCAGTAGTCAGTACTCTCTGCAAACTCTGCCACAGAGGGAAGCTTGGGATGAAACTGCTTACGGATATGGTCTTGGATAATCGTGCTCATTACTTGCCCAACATTTCCTCAAGACCCCTCATGAGATCTTCATACATATCCTGAATGTCCTCATTCTCGGTTGAAGGGGGAATACCTGGAGCGGGGTTAACCACACGAATGTTAACCAATCGAAGCATTCTCCCACATGTGGGACACTCCCAACAGGGAGCACCAGCAACCATATGGCTACTACAGTCGGGACAATAGTATGTCCAAATCTTGGACAAAAATATCACTTGCCCTTCTGACCGAGGTAATCCTCTCCACGCTCACGAGACTTAAGTACCTCATCTCGTTTTCGTTCGTGGTCAAGCATTGGGACGCCCTCTTCCTCAAAGTGGGAACCAGGTACCCGGCCCAAGATGACAATCTCAGGAGATCCATACTGGTTAGTTAGTGGATTGAAGATTAGAGACGGGGAGACATTCACCTCAATCACTAACCCTGCCTTCATGAACTCGTCGGTTGCTCGGCGTGCAAGTTCATTCAGATTCTCCTTTGTGTTGCTCTTCCTAGAAAACTCATCCATGAGTTTGCGCCAGATAGGCCCAATCTTTGCAATTTCGTGATCGTACAAATCAGCTACGTCCATAATCTTCCTCCTCAAAGAGACGAAGTTGGTCTTCGTCCTCCAATATCTCTTCGGCATCTACTATGATGTCTTGCTCGACATCGGGAGGTGAAATGGCCAGATTCACTTTACCTAACTCGGCTTCATAGGTGTCGTAAATATCTTCCCACATCTCTTCAGGGACAACACGCTTTACCGCTGTGGTAAATGCCTTAATGTCCCGAAGCATCTGCTCCTCTGCCAAAGCCGCTCGATTCTCTTCAAGTTCTGCAAGAGTCTTAATGGCAATGAGGATGTCCTTTGGCTCAACTGTTGTATGCCCTCGGTGCAAACTCTCTAAGCCAGCCCCAATAAGAGCCTCAGCCACACCAGTCTTAGATCGAATGAACCCCTCAACTAAATCAATATCGATTCCTTCAGCACGGGCACGATCCTCCAGAATACGACGCACGCCAGCATCATGAATGGCCAGATGCTTCCTGGAATGGGTAGACATGCTGGTCTTCTTGAACCACTCATCTTCAGGAAGATCCTGAAGTTTCATGATTTGGTTCCAGTGACTAATCACTGCTGATTGACTCCAGCCTAAAGCCAGCATCATGTCAATCTCCCGCCGTTGTGGATGAGTGCAAATCTTACAACGTGGCTCGATAATGTCCGGCAGATTAGGCCGCGCAACAGACACTGCTTGACTGCGGCGGCTTCCGCCTCCACTGGCAGCTTGCTGAGGTGTTTTGAACTTAGCCATTATATTTCATCTAAAATATGAAGCGCCGTGTTTGCGTCTCTGATCTTCAGAGTTGACCTTGCGCCCCTCCGGGTGCGTCCTGTTGTAAATGCCTTGAACCAGTCCTGGCTCGGGAACCCCATTCTCATTGAGGATCTCCCTGCGCTGACGTTGATAAATATGTTCCTCAAAGAGGATAGGGTCATTGCCTTTAATGCCCCGTTCCTTGCCGGTTTCAGGGTCAATGGATCTGGCGTGGGCACGTAACAACTGATCTGCCAACTGCTCCTTCTCCCTGTCAGTGTACTCCCGCTCCTCATCGAATTCAAGAAGGTTGTTCTTATCATACGAGGGGCGGCGCTTCCATCCGGGCACTATTCAATCACCTCATCGCCCCAAAGCTCTTTTACTAGCTGAATCATACTGGACTCGACATACTGTCCAACAGAAACTGTCGTAATCCCCATAATCTCGGCCACGTCCTTCTGCTTCATATCCAAAATGACGTTAAAGAAGACCGCCTCCCTTTTTCGCTTACTCAATCTCTTGAGGCTCCCCTGGAGATCAAGAAAATTAATGCGTATGCCCTTATGTTCAATATCCCATTTGCCACTTTGGCTACAAAGTGCCTCAAACACAGTGTAATTACGGAACACCTCACGTAAGATGCGGTGCTTAGGAAGATCGCTCATGCTTCGCCGTCTATCTTTTACGGCCCTTTCCAGACCGCTTTGTAGTGCGCTTCTTGCGCTTGCGTTTATTGGTAGTTCTTCCCTTGACACCATAACGCTCTTCGCCCAGAGCCTTCACCGCAGGAGGGGTGGTTACATATTCAAGGGCAACCCTAAGTCGGTCAGCATCATCCTTCCACTTTCCGAGAGCGGTATTACATGACCAACAAAGGAGACCTCTCACCAAACCAGTTTTGTGATCGTGATCTACGCTAAGGCGAACTGTCTTGGGTGGTCTCTTGCAGATGTAGCAGACCCCACCTTGAAATTCCAAGATGGCCTCATATTCCCGAATCGAAATCGAAAACAGCGTGGCTAGCCGACGTGCTCGTCCGTCCTCAGCATGACACGCCTTACACCATGGGCCACGCCTTCCATCGGAGCGGATATACCACTCAGCAAGGGTCTTTTCCTGCCCGCAGCGATTGCAACGCCAAGGGCCTTCAGGTTCCGTGTTGTGATTATGTCTGCCGCATTGGCAGTCTGCGGGGCATTTACTGCTTCCGCCCCTCGTCGTCTTTCGCGGTTTCTCTTGGGTCAATGTTGTAGATATTTTTGGTTGGGCACTCAGCCGGATTTAGACAAGTGCATGCAGGGATTATACCCTCTACTTCCATATCTACGACATCTTCCCAATCTTCTAAAATGCGATCAACGAAATTCCCATCGCGAGTTATCCTAACTTCTTTAAAACGATGAGGGCTATCCTTCTCACACATAAGTACGATAGCATTATCAATATCCTCAAATTCCATATAGAACCGCACTTGAGCCGTGTACTTGCTTACCAAAAACTCTGGAGTGGGGGTCATGCTAAACAACCTGGCATTAACAGTTTTAATATCCACTAAAAATTCGCCCTCATTAGGGATAACACAACGAGCAATATCAGTAAAACCCCTAACTCGCATATCATTTCCCTTTTCAGTCTTAAAATGCATATCATATTCTTTTTCAATATCATCCCAAGTGGCAAACTTCAGTCCCTCCACCATAATCCACTGTAGTGCTGAATGGAAGAAATGTCCGAAAAGAAAGATTTTCTGTAGCTCCAGCGGATGAATCTCAGGCTTAAGATCCCCTCTGCGCTCGGCGTAAAGCGTGCGCATGCACTTCAGTGCTCCCGAAGGATGGAAGGCGTCATCATGCTCCTTGTTGGGGTGAACCACAAAGGGAAACTCGTCAGGCCAATCTGCCACATAGAAATAGTTGTTGAGATGTGGTACCAGGACATCATCCCGAGAAAGGGTCTTAGCGAACTGTTGCATGAACTTGAGCTTAGCCACGATAATACACCTTTACTGGCCCAGACTTTTTCTTCCACTCTTCCTCTTCCCTTTTCATCTTCTTGGCGTATTTTTTCTTCCTCCATGGAGAAAGCTCTAGGATATTAGATGTTTGCGTCTTTCCTTTCTTACGCACGCTCTACATCCTCCGCAAGCGGTCGGACAGCCAAATCAATGAAGCCAGATTTGTCGGCAAGTACCGATTCAGGATTATAGATACGTACAACCAGTGCAAACTGTTTCCCTTCGCTCCACGCCTCATCGGCCAGTTTCTCAAGGTCACTTACCTTAATAGAGACAGACTTGGCAGGTTTATCGTATGTTCCCGTACACTTGCATTCTAGCAGATGGGTGGGGGTTCGTACATCTCCACGATCATGAACGGCACCCCCAGAAGATGCCGATCTCTTTCCACCATAGGCACGAGCAACAAACTCCTCATGCTGTACCGACAGTTGTTTAACTGTTCCCCGGTTTGCCATCAAAATGCATCGTTGGGAGGCGTGATGTCATACTCACTACCTGTCGCCGGATCGATAAAACTGACATACTCATATGTGGCTTCAAAGACATCAGGCTTGCAGGGATAAAACTCATCAATCGCTCCCCTGATCACCCAATCCCCGATATCCACGCTCATCGACCCTTCAAGCGTCTCAATCGTGAGCCACCAACCATCTTCAGCTTCAAAATCATCCTCATCCTGAGAAATGACGAACGTTGGGCTATATTCGGAAGCCCAAGTGGAAATTTCTCTCGCTCGGGTTCGTGTGCCATCCCATTGCATAGCCTCAATAACAAGTGGCTTCTTGCAGAATTTTCTAGCTTGCTTCACTTTCAACCTCCTCTAAGACCCTCTTTGGTCTACGATCCAACATGGCTTGAAGTACCAGTTCTCTGATGCCTGCCATCTCATCTGGATTGGCTGCCAAGTACTCTCCTACCGACTTCTGGCCCTGAATGCGCTGTCCGCTCGGGAGGGTATAGTACGATCCTCCTCTAGAGATGACACCGACACGCATGGCTGTGTTGATTATATCAGATTCGACATCAATACCAAACGGATACTGATCGGTCTCTGCAAAGAAGTAGTCAAAGATAGCCTTGCGGCCCGTCCCCTCACTAAGCTTGTTGCGAGTAATCTGAGCCACCATCTCTTGTCCCACTATTACATCCGCCCCATTATCCTTCACTGTGTATCGAGTGGAGCCTGCACGCAAGTGGATGATGATGCCCTCAGAGTGCTCTAGGGCTTCACCTCCGGGCTGCTTATAGACGACACCTCTTACTCCTGGTCTCATGTCGTGCCGGACATGGTTAAACAATAGGACGGACACCTTGTTGCGGAATGCTAATGGTGCAGCTACCTTCACACCCCAGGTGATGAGACCAGCCTGACCACCCTGTCGAGCCTTACCATCCTCCTTGCTCTCTCCCTCCCCAAGTAGGGCACCGATAGAATCAAAGACGATAAGGTCAACAGCCTCGGAGCGCAACATCATGTGCAGCATCTCGAAAGCCTCTTCACCTGTTGTCGGCCAGGTCAACAGTAGTTCATCCACGTTTACCCCGTTCTTGGCAGCCCAAGATTCCCAGTTTAAATCACCAATTGGCTCAACCGAGATATAGGCACAGTTCATCCCCATGGCCTGGGCATTACGGATCGCATTGAATCCGATAAGGGACGACTTTCCGATATCCCTTCGCCCAAAGACACCGCAGAGGTATCCCATCGGCCAACCCCCGGTACCAAGTTCATAATCCAGAGCCAATGACCCTGTTGGGATCGACCTTAGTTGTGTTTGTAGAGCACCCTTCTTGGCGGCACTAGCGCCAAAGCTCCGCTGCATGCTGGACACAAGCGTGTCCATCCTGTTACCCTTCACTGCTTTATTGAGTTTGCTCATATTAGCCTGAATGCTTTCTTTAGTTGAGGCCCCTTCTTAGTCGTCTTCAGCTTGAATCGGCATAGAACGTTCTCCTTGAGCACGAAGTGGAAAGCATCGTAGTCATCGGGGAAGGCCACGAAAGTGACATCTTCTCCCTCCCAGGAGATTGTGACGTGAGCCATGTCACGGTTTGCATATCGAGGGTTGGCGTCAGCCCTGGTCTTTGTCTTACGAACAGACTTAATAATGCCAGGGACTTCAATCTCTGAAGGATCCTCTTGCATAGCCAGGCCGATATCATCTAGGGCGTCAATCTCCTCCTTGTACTTTTCGACCAACTCGGCGTAAGCATCAGTCAGGGCAATACCGAGGTATTGCTCCTCGAACTGGACTCGCTCCTCCATGTCGGGCATATCGATCTTGTTCCATCCATCCTTGCACTGATCGCACACCTCTCTCAACCTCAAACCCTCTACCTTCATCTTGCCGGTACCATCACAGCGTTCACAGGAAGCCAGTCGGTACCCAAAGGTATCAAAAGCACCAGCTTCCATCATCTTCTTGAAATGCCCGAGATTGCAGGCAGGCTTCTCTGCTGCCTGCTGCTTCTCCAGAAACTGTTCTGGTGACTTGTAAGGACGGTTATCCACCACCCACTGGGCGGTCTTGTCTCCGATGCCTTTAATGTCTCGCAAGCCATAAAGGATCTCACCTTCAATCTTGGAGATGAATACGTCAGAACGTGTTGCATCTGGAGGAAGCACCTGTACCCCAATGCGACGAGCCTCGTTAATATACGACCCCACTTTCTTAGGATTGGTCTCGATACTCGCCATGATGAACTCGGTGGGCCACTTGGCCTTAGCATAGAGAGTCCAGGCAAGAATCATTCCGTAGCCTACAGCGTGGGCCTTATTAAAGCTGTACTTTGAGAAGTCTTCAATGGATTCCCAAATCGCCATGGCTCGCGGCTCCGACATGTGCTGGGTGGCTCGCTCAAGGTAAATAGGGAACTCATCTTGCATTTCATCCACCAGCTTCTTACCCAGAATCTTGCGAATATGGTCTGCATCAGAGAGCGAGTAGCCAATAGCCTTGAAGAAATCGATCACCTGCTCCTGATACAAGAAGTCTCCGTAAGTAGGGCCTAGGATGTCAATCAGGATCTCGTGAGGGTATGTAACTTGCTCTTCACCAGAGCGTCTCTCAAGAAACCTATCAACAACCCCACCTCGTAGTGGGCCTGGTCGGTTGAGCGCAACAATGAAAGCGAGATCTTCGACATTACGTGGATGCAACCTCTTACCAATACGGCGCGGGGAACTTGACTCATCAATTTGAAATAGCCCGAGAGTGTGCCCATCATCAATCATCCTCCAATAATCTTCTTCCAGACTGTTGAGATCAAGCTCCCAGAAGTGTTTGTTAATTCTCTTACGAGCTTCCCGCGAATCCTCACCGAACTCTCCAGATAGTATAGCTGTACGCATGACGGTATCCAGATTCCTCAATCCAAGGAAATCGAACTTGGGGAACCCTTCCTTCTCTACCTGTTTCATCTCGGCCTGAGTGACCAACACCTTCTTCTTCTCACTGTCAGATGCCATCCGACTGGGAAGGTGCTCAGGGAGGTCAACATCTGAAATCACAACTGCTGAAGCATGAACTCCATAGTTCTGAAGGCGACCAGAAAGGCCCTCAGCCAGAGCAAACAGTTCAGGCTCTGATTTCATATAGCCATCCAACTCCTCCCCGACCTCTTCCATCATATCGTCCCAGGTCATAACGGCCCCAGCATCATCGGTGCTCTCGATAATCTTATTGACCGTCTTCATCAGTCCATATGGTGGCTTCTCATACAATACCATACCCGCTTTATCAATAGCAGACTTCGGGCGCATGAAGATGTGGTTCCCAATCGGGAGAACCCTATTCTCTCCGTACTTCTTCTTCACATACTCGATGATCTCCTGGCGCGAACTCTTTTCAAAGTCTACATCAATATCTGGAAGACCATCGGTGCGGCCTGGGTTCCAAAACCTCTCAAACTGGAGACCATACTTGAGCGGATCTATGTTAGTGATACCAAGAGCATAAGCCAGAATAGAGCCACCAACAGACCCTCTGCCAGGGCCAACCATAATACCCTGCTTCTTGGCCCAAGAGATGTAGTCCCACACGATGAGAAAGTAATCAGCCAAACCAGCATCGACAATTGCCTCGTACTCGTACTCAACTCTGGAAATAATCTCATCCGTGATTTCATCAAACTTAGATTCTAACCCCTCAACCACGAGTGTCTGCAAGAAATCTGCCGAGTTAACCTCTTTCTTTCCAAGCTTGAACTTCGGGAGGTGAAGAGAAGGTGGGTCAACAATAAAGTTGCAGGTTTCCATCAGCCAGTCGCTGGTCGAGATGGCCTCATCAACAACATCGTCAGGAAGATAGCTAAGATGTTCACGCACATCGTCTTCACCCATAATGTAAAGGCACTGTGGATGGTGGTAGGTGGGAGAATCGGGAAGACCAACCTCGAATACCCCTGTATCCTTATTCTTTCGCCCCTTGACATCATCAATGTTCTCACCATATTGGGCACATAGCATGGCTTCGTGGATCTCGTACTCGTCAGGGTATGCATAGTGGGCATCGTTGGCATACACCATACGGATCCCTCGATCACGGGCGATACTAATTAGGTGCTCATTGACCTCGGCCTGAAAGTCTGTGGAGTAAGTATGGATCTCGATCAAAAAGTCGTCTCCAAAGGTGCGCATCATCATGTCCACCGGAGTCTCATCACCCTCAATCAACTTCTGATTAATGAGAGATCCTAAGCAGGCGCTGGTAGCGATGATCCCTTCACGGTACTGCTTTAGGAGATCCCAATCTACTCTAGGCTTGTAGTAGAAACCAGTACGATTAGCCTCATCAGAGATACGGAGAAGGTTAAGGTAGCCTTCCTTGTTCTTAGCCAGCAATACAAGATGGAACTGATCCTGCCCCATCTTGAAATACTCATTGTAGGTTCCGGGAACGGTATGATTTTCGCGCCCATGTTCAGCCTGATAAGCTTCCATCCCATACCCAATAAAAAGATCCCTCTTGACCTTCTTCCTCTTGTCTTTCCAGGTCATTGCCTCACGGAAGGCTTGAAGTCCTGCCACAGTTCCATGGTCGGTTAGAAAAGCACCAGGAAGCCCTAATTCCTCAATCCTGTCAGCTATCTCATTAGGCGAAGAGTAGCCATCAAGGGCGGAATACTGACTGTGATTGTGTACGGGAAGCATAAGCTAATTGTAGCAGATGAAAGGGGATCCCCGGCCCCGGTGGGGCCAGGGAAACTCTCCTATCTGTCTACTTCTTGGCCTGCTTACGAAGTTCTGAAAAACGACGGCTGCGAGAGACTGTCTTCTCCTCCTCAACCTCATCGTCGGCGTCGTCATCCTCAACAGACTCTTCCTTCTCAGCCTTGGCGCGAGTCCTAGTAGAACGAGAGGGCTTCTCCTCCCTCTTCTCTTCCTTTCCGCGAGGCGGGAAAGCCGAGATCTTGGCGTCATCATCCAGCGGGCCGATAAGCTCCCGCATGCGATTTTCATCCGCCAAATTCTCAAGCCATGCCTCAAGGTCGAAGGTCTCAAAAAACTCTTGGTAGAGATCTTCGACATCCAGGGCAGGCTCACCCGTGTCAATGAAGGTGTACGTCGTGTCTGTACCCTTTCCAGTCCTCTTGACAACGAAGACAGACTCGTCAACTTCCTTGATGTCCGCATTGGCGGCAAGGTGAGTAAAGAATGTCTTGGGTGACTCGATAATCAGGGCAAAGTTGGGAACCGTGACGGTCTCACCCTCCTGATTCTCGTACTGTCGCTCCACAACGTCGAAACCCTCGATCTTCTTGCGAGAACCCTTGCCCTCGCCATAGACTGGCTCGACCTCTAGAGCCACAGCTACCGACCGTTCGGTTGGCTTGTACCCGAAACGATCCTGGATCTCGTCATATCCCTTAGCTCCGTCAAGAGCCGGGTCACGTCGAGAAATGAACCTCTCGTAGATTGGGCCACCGTCCTCCCGCTCACCTACGATGATGAACTGGTGCATGAGTACCGTGTAAATATCGTCCATCGGTTGCATGAACTGAATGTACTTGGACTCACCACCTTCAAAGCGCATGATCGGTGCCCAAGCACCGCTGCCACCTTTTGCTGCTGCTGCGACGACCGCATCGCCGCCCTTACGAAAAGACGCCATATTGCCTCCTTATTTGAGTATCTTGCGTCTAACGGAGTATAGCACACGAACAGGGATCTACTGACCCTTGATCTTGGCCTTTGCCTTATCGAGCAGGCTCTTTTCCTTGGTGATCGGGGCAACCTTCAGATCGTCCTTTTTCACAGGCTCGAATTCTTCTGCTCTATTGGTTTTGATGAATGCCATTTTACCTCCACCCTTTATACAGCCGATAGAAGATCTCTTACAGCGTCTTCAGAGAGGTCTGCGAGGTCATATTTAGCACCTCTTGGAGGAGATAGAGCCTCTACAAACGTGTACTCAGCAAGGATGTCTTTCAGCTTCTTAACAGCCCTTCTTCCGGCTACATCATTGTCATACGAGAGAACAAGATAGGGAAGTGCCCCAAGGCGAGCAATCTGGCTCTGATTAACCGATGTGCCAAATGTGGCCACCGCTTGTATCCCCATATCAAACAGCCGAACGACTGTCATGGCACTTTCGACCACCAGCACGGGAGCACTAGTTCTCGCAGCTACCAAAGCTCCATCCCAGTTAAAGAGGGTCTCCTTCTTGGGAAAGTTGTTAGTATTAGTGTATTTAGCGATCCTCTTGGGACGATCCTCATCCATCCATCGTTGCTGATATCCAACCAACTCCCTCTCCCAGAAATGCGGGATGATCAGAGCGGGGCCGACATAATCGTGACGCTCATGCTTTAGGTCATAGCGAAGCTCAAAGCTCTCAATGGTCTCATGCTTGGTGATGTTCCACTTGGCAAGCATCTCCAGAGAGGGGTAGTTCCATTTATTCAAAACCGAAGCAGAAAAGATGGGAAGAGGATTTCTTCGTACTCGCTTGGGCTTGTTTGCTCGCTCTGCCACAATGGATTGAAGCCGCTGGACAAATTCGGGATCATAGTCCGTGCCGGTGTCTAGTTCACTGAATTGAGCCAACCATCTGAGGGCCTGCTGCCAGGCGGTATCTTCTTCACTGTCTCCATTGGTCAGACCCTCTATCTCAATTACAAGCTGAGGGATGTTGCCACCACCGCATACAAAACAGTTGAAGATCAAATCATCTTCATTGATCCCAAAAGACGGGTTAGCATCATTCCCAGGATGAGACGGCAACGGGCAGGAGGACAACAGCCAACTGCGGTTGGTATCCTTGACTGTAATTCCCAACTCGTCCATAACACGGTGAAGATCCAGAGACTCAGCCACTTCTTCCCAGTATAGTTTACGCATCGAAGTCAACCTCATCAATGACTCGGAAGTTGCTATTCAAACCAAGCTCCACCTTTACGTCCCAGGCTCTTGGTTCAAAGGTACGGGAGTCAATGACTCCATAATGGATACCGCGCTGGCTCATCATATCCTTGTTGGCGAAGATGCCCAACACCATGTCTGCGGTGGCCCCAATAGAGTCTCCAAGTCCAATGTTGGACAGTTCTAAGTCCAGGAAAGATTTCGGCTTGATCAACGCCTGGTTTCGGTTAAACTGTGCGGCACACATAATCGGAAAATCCTCTGCCGCATCTTTCAACTCCTCGCAGATGTAGGCGATCTCCAGCCATCGTTGCCCAGGAGAGGGACGCGAAGGGGTGATCCATGACAACTGATCCACATACATGACATCTGGTTGGTGTTCCAGGGCAAACTGCTTCATGTGAGATACGGTTCTCTCATTTATCGGTGGGTGGTTAAACATCAGCTTGTGAGGTTGATCTCCAAGCCAGGCAGACGCTTCCTTCAGAATCTCTACATCTGCTGGAGGAAGAGAATTGTGCTGGAACTGATCCCATGAGACCCCAGAGATCATGCAAAGGAATCGATCTTGCATCTCCTCAGCTTTCATCTCTAAAGTGTGAAAGACAACATTGTTGCCATTTTGAAAAGTCTCCGAGGCGCTCTTGATAAGCTGCCATGTCTTGTATCTTTTGGGCCTAGCAATGACAAAGTAGAGTTCTCCAATTCTCATTCCACCTAGGAGCAAGTCCATTTCAGTATAGCCATAGCTGATACCAGTTTCATGAACAGTTCGTCTCCTCTCATATCGATCAACCACCATAGACATGTTGTAGGTGTCCAACACCTTGCGATAGGACAAATTCTCTGTCATGATCCGGGACGCCTCCTGGAACATGGTCTGAAGGGCTTGCTTTGGGTCGCCAGACTGTCTACCGACTCGGGTTAGAGCCTGCTTCAACTCCTTGCGGACATTACGCTCCTTCATCTTGTCGATGATGTACTCAATAGGTGCTATCGGCTCTTCAAAGTCTTCGTAGCCAGTCTCTTCAGATAATATAGAAACATCAGGAGCCACCCCGTATTCATCGATATACCTAATGACAAAGATTAAGGCATCACGCACCCCATCATTAACTTCCGGGATAATGTCTGGACTCAGGCGCTCACGCCAGACAGCCATACAGCCCTCTGTGGTGGCCAGATGATCTAGTAGCTGATCTTCAAGAACCAGCCCGGTATATTCAAGGTCGCTCATGTTATAGGTAAACTCTCTCCGTTTTGAACGGTTTCAACTTGACGTTTCCAAATCGCTGTTCCCATTCTAGCATCCGCAGGTGCATTGAGTGAGATCATCTGATTCTTAGCCATGAGAAGAGAGAACACCCTTGGAAAAGTGTCCTCAAGCTCGTCCATGGTCATATTGGTGGTTATGATAGTCGGAAAATTTCTGTTAGTACGAGGACGAATCAAATCCTCCAAACGATTTGCAAAGAATCTCTTCTGTTCCTTAGTAAATGGCATCTTGACCTCATCGAGCACCAGTACTCGGGCATCTTGAACTCGATCAATCAGATATTGACGACGCTCCTGGTCATTGATCTTGAAATAGCCCGGAACCTCTCCAAAAGGAGCAAACCACCCATCAACGCCGCGTTTGACCAACTCCTTCAAGACGGCTGTAGCCGCCCAAGTCTTTCCAGTGCCCAGAAACTTGGAAAAGAAAGTTAACCCGATTCCGTTGGTGTTGAATCCGGTGAAGTGGGCCAAATAATCTTCAATATCTTGCTGGGCAGCTTGATGATCAGGCGTGTCTAGGGGCCACTCATCCCACACAAGCTGTTGATACTGCAAGGGGATATTGTGTAACCAATACCATCGAGCGAGACGCATAGCAACATGTCCATACGCATCGCTGGGGCACTCATGTTCTTCCTCGTTATATCGATAATGCCCAAGCCCGTGGCATACAAGGCAGTCCGACTTTCGGTTGGACATATACTCAGGATTGTACTTTAGGACAGCCCGCTGCCGGTCTGTTAAGTACTTCGGAACGTTATACCCCGCCTCCTTAAGCTCATCCCGAAGATCTGGAAGTTGAACTTGATCTCTGAATCTCATTCCCAGAACTATACCACAGACTCCGGGGGTGCCATCGATGCGGGAACTTCAATTCCGCTTTCGTAGATTTCTTTGATGGTCTCAAACGCAACCTTAGCTCTCTCCTCGTTAGTCTTCTGATCCAGGATCTGAATTCGAAGCTGAAAGTTGCTAAACACTTCGCGCAGAGCATTGTCCACACGACGTGCGTAACGCTGCTCCTGGGTCTCATCTTGACCAGGGATAATAATCGGCTCTGTCCTCGGAATGTAGAAAGCAAATTTATAACGGAATGTATCCACGAAAAGGAACGTGAGCAGAGTCATAGCAAGTTGAATCTTCTGTAACTCCCCTTGTGTGTCGGGTGTGATAATCCCAGACTCATTGCCAAGCATGGTGAGTTCATAGTTAACCCCAGCATGAGCTAGAGACTCAAGGACGGTTCCCACCGATATATAACTAGATCCGGTAAGCTCTGTAATCCGCTCACGCTCAATTCGGTTGAAAGCTCCCCATAAGTTCTCTCGGTAGCCGCCAAATTGTCCCATGGCAACGTCATAGGCACCTTCGAGTTCTGCACCTACATTCTTGATCAGAATAATATTCTGATCTTGTTCTTTAAGCCATGGTGTTGCCAGCTTGAGAAACTCTCGGGCTGTTTCATCCTTACCAGTTCCTGGTGCGCCAATGAGAGCAACAGACATAGGTAGTTCAGGTTGTATGATAACCTTCTCGACCTCTGGTGGGGTTTGTTCCTCAGCACCAAATCCATCTAGAGTCAACTGAGCGTCAAATCCTCCATAAACGGTCTTTGGCCCCTCTGTACCCTCTACTGCCTCTTCTGCCATTTCATTCCTCCACTACTTGCTTGATTGGGATCATTTTCACGGACGGCTGTCCGATCTGGATGTACTTCTCGAAAATTGCTTTGCTATCTGGATGATCGGCCATATGACGAGAAGCTTTACGATCATTCAAGGTATAGACAATTTTGGTTTCCTCATCAATGAGATCAGACAGGTTCGGATTTTCCTTGACAAACTTCTCAGCATCGAAGGTCGGCGTGGGGTTTACAACTGTGCGGCCGTACTTGTACTCCCCGACCACAAACTCGTACTTCATGTAGTAATCGTCTTCTTCAATCTCGATATTGTAACCATCCTCGTCGGTCTGCACTCCAACTAGATTCCAGGTGGGGAAATTGCGGGTGCGCCAAGTCTCGAATTCATCATCGTAGGCTTCACTCATGACTTCGCGTGAAACCCTGATCGTCTTACGAGCAAGCGGCACTTCATCGCGGACAACCTCAGAAATAAGATCAAAGATTGGCCCCTTCAACTGGTCTTTGGCTGCCTTTCCAAGCTTTTCCATAGCATCGGCCTCACGATAGGCTTCCGCCAGTTCTTCTAATTCTCTATGTGCTGTAATTTCTTCACTCATCTTCTATCACCTCAATTATGGTCTTATCGCCACATTCCGGACAAATACGCTTCGCTTTCTGCGCGGCTGTCTGCTTCTTGCCGGTAAGCTCACTCCATGCACACACTGATGACAACGCCTCTGCTTGATGGCGGCATCGACCTCGGAATTCATAACTAGGGCACGAACAGACGACCTCGCTGAGATCTCGATCCCAAGGGGGTAGTTGAACGACATAGACCTTGCCTTCTTCACTCGTACTCTCGATATTAATTTCTTGCCAGGTCTGACCACTGCCACATTCCTGAATTAGTCGCTCTTCCATGATTCATATTATAGCACACAACTGGGGCTTGACAATTTCTTAGAAACCTGCTATATTGTGAGTGTGAGTTCAAACCAGCGAGAGGAGATTCAGGTGATTACTACCACTAAGACCTACGCAGACGAGCTTCGTAACCAGCTTATCAGCGAGTATAGACTTCAACTCAACTCGCACTCAACGACCGTCGATCAGTTGGTCGAGAAGATCCAGAACGACGGCCTCACCTACACGATGTCTTGGTCGAGCCACTTCACCGACGCTCTCAAGAACGAGATGGTGGAGCAGGCCCATACCTATATCAAGGATGAGCTTATCTCTCAGGACGATGCCGAGATGATCCGACGACTCGACGTGATGGTCATCCAAGGAACTCACTTCGGTGTTTCGTCCACCATGGGTATTCCGCAGCGTCCGATGGAGATCATGATCGCCATGGCTCGTGAGGAAGTTCTGGACGAGGCTAATAAGCACCTGATTATGTCCGCCGAACGTGCCCTTTCCTCGATGGTGAGGGAGAGGTTCGAGGACGATCATAAGAAGGTCGCGAATCTCAAGTCGCAGCTTAATGATCTCTTGCGACGGTACGACAGGGCGCGATCAGACACAACTCGCGAGAAGCTGCTGGGCGATATCGAATCTGCCGAGATCAGCTACAAGTCAGCAGCCAATACCCTTAAGTCGAGCATCAACACCTACGTCGAAGATCTCAAACAGCGCGAGAACCTCCCCAGGATCCTCGACACCGAGGAAGCACTCAGCTACCGCTTGCAGCAGATCTAGAAAGGAATATATCTAATGGCAATCGATCCTAAAGTTAAAGATGGCGCTCACATGGTGTATCAAGTCATCGAGAAGGTTGATGGAGAAGACTTATGGTATAATCACGGTGGCGAGTTCGATAATCTCAAGGATGCCATGAACACTATGCTAAGAATGCAGGACACCTACAGTAAATACGGTAGGGTTTTTGATGTTCGATATAGAAGCGTCGGAGATTGGGTGATGATCTAGGTTTCCCACATCAGGGGCGGGCCACTTCCACAGAGCCGACCTGAGACAGGAAAAGAGGGGCCGCAAGGCCCCTCTACTTTTAGGCCTCTCCGGGATCGCTACCGTATCGGATCCACTTATCAAGAGCCAATAGGAGCGGAGTCAAAACTGCTGCAACGAGCACAGCATACTCTGTTCCTACTAGTTCTGCGAAGTCCGGGCCAGCCAGCCAACCGATTATTCCTGCAACCGCGACTGCTGCCGCTGAACGAACAGCACGAAAGAGAATCGTCTTGACCTTATCTGATAGAGCCATTATCCCTCCTTGCAAGGATGTTGTGTCTCTATCATTATCGACCCGATCTCCCAACTTTTAATTAAGTAACAAAAACCACAATCCCCAGTACCTATAGGTTCTAATAGGTTTTAATAGGTTTTTAGTTTTATAAAGTCATAAGATATAAAGATAGGTTCTAAAAGGTTTTTAACCTATAGATCGGCCAGCACCATATCAAAATCAAACCAGAAATTGTAAAATTTTTGTAAAGAAATCCACTTAGTCTTTGAAATGCTCTCGAAGTGAGCGAGCGAAGCGAGCGAACAAGAGGCATAGGGATTAGCGGGCGTTGTCCAAATTGAGAACAGTTAAGAAACGCGCTAGTAGCTAGAAGAACTTGTTCGCCCGCGTCTTAGTAGTACCGGCTGCCGGTGCTATAATGAACACGTAGAACCAAACAGATTCAGGAGAGTTGAATGACACAAATGGAAGTGGCCCCTGCCACGGAGGCCAGCGGGATGAGCATTTTTGCAGACACGATTTATAGGGCAAAATACTCAATGAACGGCCAAGAAGATTGGCCACAAACAGTAGAGAGGACAATTAAGAATGTTCTCGGGGCGCTAGGCTACGGGCCAGGCGACAGTGAATATGATAGGCTCCTCCAGTTCGTAATTGACAAGAAGTTTCTACCAGGTGGCCGCTACCTTTACGCCAGCGGCAGAGATCTGCACCAGACACAGAACTGCCTCCTGATGAGGGCTGAAGACTCGCGGGAAGGATGGGCAGACATAATGCAGAAGAGCGGCATGGCCTTGATGACCGGCGCTGGTATCGGGATTGATTATTCCGGTGTTCGACCTTCTGGAATCCCTATCAAGAAAACTGGAGGAACAGCATCAGGCCCCATTGCTCTCATGAAGATCGTTAACGAGATCGGCCGAAACGTGATGCAGGGTGGAGCACGACGTTCAGCTATCTGGGCTGGACTGTCATGGAAGCATGGAGACATTATGGACTTCATCCATCTCAAGGAGTGGTCAGACGAAGTGAAGAAGCTCAAAGAGGCTGATTTCACTTTTCCTGCTACTATGGACATGACCAACATCTCGGTCATCCTTGACGATGAGTTTTTTGCCGCATTTCATGAACAAGATCATGAACTTCATGATCATGCCCATAAAGTGTATTGGGCGACGATCAAGAACATGGTTTCAACGGCTGAACCCGGATTTTCTGTTGATATTGGGGTCAATTCTGGTGAGACCTTGAGAAATGCTTGCACAGAAATCACATCGGCCGATTCTGACGATATCTGTAACCTAGGATCAGTCAATCTGGCCCGAATCACAGACATTGATGAGTTGGATGAAGTGGTAAAACTTGGAACCCTCTTTCTTCTGGCTGGAACAGTCTACTCCCACCTTCCCTACGATGATGTTGAATTGATCAGAACCAAGAATCGCCGTCTTGGCCTTGGTATCATGGGAATGCACGAGTGGCTACTTCAGCGGCATAAGCCGTATGGCCCGGACGAGGAGTTAGGAGAGTGGCTTGAGGTTTACGAGAACAGTGGAGGCTATGCTAATCATTATGCCAAGGTGCATGGACTTACCCCTCCCGTTAAGACCCGCGCCATCGCCCCGACCGGCACCATCGGCATCATTGCAGAGACTACGACAGGAATTGAGCCGATCTTCTGCGTGGCCTACAAGCGCAGATATCGATCTGCGCGTGCCAACGGCAATGATCTGATCCAGTATCAATATGTCATTGATCC